CAGAGTTCAGTTGGATCTTACGAGCCATCTGAATATTGTTAAATGTTGCGATGTCTTTTACAAGTTTAGGATCTTTAGTGTCTTCATACTTCTGTTTTGCAGCAAGCATCTTCTTCTTATAGATCGTTCTTTCTGTGTATATCTTTTCCATAATCTCTGGTAGAAATCCACGGATGTCAGTACGGAACATCGCACCATTGGCACACACAGCGTTGTCCTTGTAAAGTTGAAAATCTATTTCCTCATTAAGTATTCGATCAACAGTCGCTGTTGGGTGTTTTGTTTCAATGAGGGTTTCTGGGGAAATATTATACTGCATAATAAGATGGGGATACAGACTGTTAAGGTCAAAAGACACCACCCAGTCATACTTTCCAGGCTTCGGTTCCTTAACGTATGCCCCAGCATACTTCTGTGATTTTGATGTTCGTTTCTTTGGTGGTATGACAATGTTTTGTTTCTTGAGATAATTGTAAATGATAGTATCCCACATTCTCACTTGATAGTGAATGTCGATAAAATTTACTTTGGCATCAAATGCCATCGTAATTGCAAGTTCAATTAGTTTCAACTTATCTTCAAGTTTATCAACAAGTTGAACGTCAATAATATTGTATCGAACGAACTTATCCCAGTCTTTTGTATAGAACTCACGGAAAGTATCATACTCATCATGATCAAGTTTCTTCTCACCTAACTCATAGTTGGCAATATAATCCAATCGATATGACTCTTGATTCGTATATGTAAATCTTTTATATAGATCAAGATAATCAAGTTGAGTGACACCACCAATATCATATGTGATGTTTTTACGACCACTAATATAAACTTCATCCTGAGATACAAGACCCCAAGGCGATAAGTCCTTCATGGACTTTTCACCAAGAATACGATTAATACGACCAGCAAGATATGGTATGTCATACATCTGAGAGTTCCAACCAGTAATTACTTCTGGTAGATTCTTTCTCCAGTATGCCAAGAATGAAGTGAGGAGATGAACTTCATCATTGCATAAAATATATGTTACATTAGGATCTTTATTTACAAAAGGTCTTGAACCAAAAGTAGTGACCTTCTTTGTTGCATAATCTTGGAGACTAATCAATAATAATTCTTCTGCAACATTCTCAACATCGGGGAAACCACTCTCTGCAGCAACCTCAATGTCAATCGTTACAAGACGAATCTTTTTGATATCAAACTGTATATGATCTTCTGGATATTTTTCTGAAATATATTGATAAACGTATCTATCATTACCATATATTTTAAAGTTCTCAACCTCATCATATTTCTTATAAAACTCACGACAATCTCTTACAAAGCCAGGTTGAATCGGTTCAACCGAATCACCCTCTAGTGTTTTATATTTTGTTTTTCTTTTAGACGGAACAAATAAAGTTGGTTTCCATTCTTCTCTATGTGTGATATGTTTTCCATTCTCATATCCACGAATCAAAAATTGATTACCTATGAGTTGTATATTGGTGTAAAATTTCACGAAGTCACTTTAGAATACTGTTCAAAAATCATAGGGCTAGGAGTGACAAGAGTTACAATCTTATCAGAATTAATCATCACCTCATTTTGTTCAGTATAGTCTTCCATCCACTTATGTAAAGCACCATCCTCAATTTTGTAAGGTTTTGTTAATTTACAATTTGGATCTCCGAACTCAGCAGCAATCTCTTCAATCTCTGATACTACTATCTCTTGACTAGACAACAACAGGACTTTGATTACCTTTGTTTCTTCCATCGATTTTCTCCTGATAAAGTTTCTTTAAGTTTTGCATTGGTTCAACCATTGTAATCACCCAATCAGCAGAACATGGTATTTTATTTTCTGCTGAAAGAGGAACCCAAGGATAAAAAGTAATTCCTACTTTTGAAGAGATTTCTTTTGTTGTGCCATGCTCACTTTCAACACCATTCTCTTCACTCAAAACTACAGGTTCTTCTGGTGAATACATTTTCACAATTAAAGGATTATGAAAAAAATATCCAATAACATCTTGTTCAGTTTTAATCTCTTTTACGTCAGCGATGATATCTTCACCTGACTTGAGCATTACTAATTTGACAGTCATCAACTATTTCCTTCAACTTCATCTTCTCTCCCATACCAACTAGAGGAATTGCAAGAGAATCTTGGATGAGTAAAAAATTCTCCATATGTAACATCTTCTTTAACATACTTTGTTAATTTTTTTTCCATAGTTCTAAAAATTTTATATCCATGAACATTGTCAGGATCACTCTCTGGTTCATCATCAGAAGGATCTTCCCCATTATCTCTATCTGTTTCAAAAAAACTATTTTGATATGGGATATCATTTTCTTGATTTAAATATTCAAGAGCTGATCTAAATGCTATAAGTTCCTCAGCAGTAAATACTTTCATTAAATCAGGATTCCATTGATTTAATTTTTCTCTTTCAATAAGTGTATCCCTTAATTCATGAGGAACAGGACTAGGAAAATCTGAATTTTCAATGTCAATAGTCATAATTTATCTTTCTTTAATTCTATTATAAAAGACCACTCAACAAAAGTCAAGTGGCCTATAATTTCTTAATGATTTATTTATAGGTAATCTTTACGAGCGTGATGTTCTGGAACTACTTTACCCAACTTAACGGTAAGAAGTCCATCCTCCAACGTGACATCTCTGATTTCAAAATCATCTGAGAGTGTCCAGGCTCTGTTGAAAGATCTCTGAGCCAATCCTTGATGGACATACTCGGATTCTGTCTCCTTATTTTTTTTCTTTCCTTCAACGAATAATTTTCCGTATTCAGTATAGACATGGACTTCCTCCTTTTTGAATCCAGCAAGTGCGATCTCTAAACGAGACTCAGAGTTATTTACCTGTATAAGATTGTAAGGTGGATAGTTTGTTATGGTCTCAGTAAAAAACTTATCGAAATAAGTATCCATACCGATACTGTTTTTTGTGATGCGATCCATTAAATCTCCTAGATCGGCAGCACGATACCTTTGTAAGTTCATAGTTCTCCTTAAGTAAGCGAGTGTAGTTTTGTCCCCGAAGGCGACACTACTAATTATAACAGCAGACAAAAAAATAAGGGGTGGTGAACCCCTCAAAAACACTTCGGTTTCCTCCCTATTCTAGCAGTACTCTACAGTGGCTGACGCAAGACTTATCCCTTACATCGCATTCTGAAATACATTCAAAGTAGTCATCAACTGAATTGTTTGGAGATGTCTCTTGTTCGACATTCATCCAAGGTCGTAAACTATTGAATGATATGAGATTGTGCATAGATTGTTTTGATTTAAACACATAACTATCTATACAAATTTTTAAGATAGTAACACTTCTTCATCATTTTGATCTTCCTCATTCAAATTTTTCTTTGTTTTTTTATCGTTCTTATAGTCACCTACTACTTCTCTAAGTAGGTTATCAACATCATTTTTTAAGTCTGACATTACTCCTCCTCTGGTTTTTTTCTTTTGCCAATATTATACTTAGTTTCAAGATTCCAGTCATTCTTTTCTTTATAAGAAATAACTTTAATCTGATTAAGCGGAGCTATATCGTTAACTTTATCAGCTGAGACAACACTTACCAATCCCCAATCTAAAAGTAATTGGATAATACGATTTCTTCTTTGTACATCGTTAACTGTAATATTAGCTCTCTTACCGTCTAATGCAAATAGTTCTTTGAAATGAACGATATAGTATCTGCCTTGTTTATGTAGAATGTGACAAGACTGATATAGTTTCTTTTCTTTTCTTGAAGCAACACCAATACGAGTCAGTGTTTCTCTTACTTTAAGAAAATCATCAGGTTCATTTAATGTAATCTCAACCATTTGATCTGGCGACCAAGTGATTTGAGGTTCGACAATCGAATTCATTTTTTGCCTCCAGTCTCAAGTCGATCTCGTATAAACGAGAGTTGTTCTCTAGTCAAAATGTTTAAAACTTGTTTCGCCTTTTCATTACTATAACCATAGTAACTTTTAACAAGTTCAAGGTTTTTGATTTGATCCTTGCGAAGCCAAGGAGAAAATCTTTTCCTTTTTCTGAGACTATTTAGGAAAAAGTCATACTGTAACTTCTTTGCTAAATTAGGATGTTTATTCATTTCATTAGCAAACATCACAGAGTCTATCTGTCCAGATAAACATCTATTAATAATATAAGATGGATAACTTTTTTCAACATCTGGATCCTCATCAATCAAATTAGTTTTGTTTGTATTAATTGAGTTTAACCAATCTTTAAGTTCTGTCATTATATAAGGCAATTTTTTTATCAATGTAGACCTTTGCTTTTTTAAGGTCGTCAAGTTCTCCCTCTTGATCTTTGTGTCCAGCACGACAAACATATTTGATTACGTTGCCTGCAAAGAAATCAAGTTCTTGATCTGCAATAAAATCCCAAACTTGAATCTTACCTCGTTGATAATGTGATGGTGAAAATTTATTCATAATGTTTTCGCTTAATAATAATTCTGTCGTTTTCATAATCAGGTATAAATTCTATGGGGTCATCATTATCCCAACAAAGTTCCCCATACAGAGAATTTAGAATAGACATATCATCCCAAAGATCGTTTGGTTTTTCAGTCATGTTTCTCGCTCCAGTCTTTGAAATTAGTTGTGAGATTTAAGGGTTCGGGATCTTTGATACCCTTTATTTTTTTCCAATTACTGTATAGTGCTTGGAGATGCCATGATTGAGATAAGCTCTTTGGCCCATTTTCAAGAAGATCGATTTCCATCTTATTTCTTGCATAAGACTTATACTCATTTCTCCAATTTGAATCATCAAAATTTTTCATAATTTATTTTCTGATAATAACAACGTCCTCCTCATCATCGTCTCCATCCTCTGATTTAAAAACTAAAAGTTCTTCGCCAGATTTAACATCTGACATTTCTGGATGAATATTTCTTCTAATGGGTTTATCAAAATCATTTAAAGTTGATCCTATCAACTTCCACATAAAAGCAAATGTGGAAGCAAATACCATTACAAAAAATATAAGATAAAGAAAAATTAAAATGTCATTCATCTAAAACCCTGTTGAAGTATCTTTTGTATGGGGACTTGTTTTATCTTATCTATAATGTCAGTCTCTATTTTGTCTAGAATGTTTACATCTAGATGCATGAATGGTGGAATGATACCCAACATTCTCAATAATCCATCGACAAATAATGCGAGAGTGGTAAATCCAAGAATCATACTGATCACAGTGGCATCACGATTATGTTTTGCCATTGATAGTTCATCAATCTTTCTCGCTTCATCAATCGCTTCCTTTACAGCGTCAGCAATCATCGTATCAACCTCTGTTTTGGAGTAGGTCATAGCTCTGATTTTTTCTTCTGTTGTGAAATCTCTTCCAATATCAGTTACTGGAATGTTTCGTATAATTGTTCTAATCATTAGTAGTTACCTTATGATGTCGATGTGCATATCTTTAGTCCAAACCTCTAATTCATTTCTAAGAGAACCACTGGACTTAAGACTTTCATATCTTTTAGAGGCTTTATTTTTCCACCATTTGATGAGGTTCTCTTGATAGAATTTATCAAAGTTGATAGGATTTTTCTCTAGTTTGTCAGTATCTCCTCGAATTACTTCCCTAGAATTAGCAAATCCGTAGTCACTGAAGTAGACTCTTTTCTTTTCAGTCAGATTCTTTGCATTTGCAATTGCAGTCTGGAACTCCGCAGCCTTTTGAGAAGACGAGCTCTTTTTGATGATAGATATCATCTTTTGTTGAGTCTTTAACTTGCGACTCGAAGCGTCCTCTTTGACCAATAATTTGTTGTTGTTTCTCTCTATAAACCATTTATTTAATCCCTTAAAGACATCATCATGTAACAAAGGAGTAAAGTCACTCATAGTCAATCCTTTGTATCTCATGTATGGTTTCAATCCATCATATTGAGATGATGACTTCGTTGTGCCATAGAGTGATGTGGTCTCAAACAAACAAATGTCTGAACCATATTTACTATTTAACTGTTCTCTAGCCTCATGAGAACAACATAGTAGTGCGAGAAGTTTACCACCAAGATAATTAAATCCAAATGGTTGAGTTGGAACAATAATAAATCCCATGATTGAATGACGATTAAACCTCTTCAACTCTGGTGGTCTTCCCAACCAATCATTACGAGGTTTGCAATTGATTGTAGGAGAACCAAAACGAATAAATCCAACAATACTTTTAGTATTAGTTTCCATGACAATCCACTTGAGTGACTTGCCAGGAATTGAACTTTCGATTGAGTGAGATGTTGTTATCTGTAGTCTCTCATTGAAATATTCATTTGTGAAACTATCATCCTTTCCAGCGGCATAAACTTTGAAGTTCATATCGTTTGGGTGTATATCAAATGCATCAAACATATCTTCTTCAGGCCCACAGCCAGGAAGATATGTCGGCATCTTTGACATACGATCTAATTTTACATTACGAAGATATTCATCAATACGACCCATATTTGAGAAGTAATTGATAAATTGATCAGCTGCATACGCAGCATCACTTTCACTTAAAATCATTGTAAGATAGGCATTTTATATTCGTCTGATGGACGACCTATGGTTGATGGAGGCATACTAAGAACCTCCACAAGTAAATTGATATCAGCAGATATTATATCATTTGTTTCTGCCATTCTACGATATCCATTACCAACGTATATTTGTCCTAACAAGACACCAATAGTGCAGGCGCCCCAGAAAAGATAATACTTGTTTGATTTTACTTGATGTTTTAATTTGTTATAAGATTTAGTCATCGTGATCATCCCAAGGATCTGCTAGGTTTTTATTTGCAAAGAAACCTTTGTACACACCGTATGCGGCCAACAAAACAGTAATCACTGCAATCGATATACCAAAAGTATAATCGGGATTGAATGTAAAGTGTGGTATAAGTGTATCATTACACTTTGCAATTTTTTCTGGATCACTCCAAGTGCCAGGCAAAGTATAAACTGGCGGACATGCTAAAAAAATCATAATTTGTTTTTGATCTTATGGTAGACTTCTACATAAGATTCGCATTTAGGACAAGTAAGGTTTGTAATTATATCATACTCCATATCTTCATCATCGTCAATGTCATGATCTCCACCCCAGATCAATTGTGTGTTACAATGCCAACAATTCATTATTCAAAAGGTAAGTGTGGTCTATTAAATTTAATTCTAAATTTTCTAAGTAATCTGTCAATCGCAAAGTCCCCTCCACCATAACAAAGAACACAAAATGCTCCACCAAAATATAGAATAAGAAGTTCTAACAAGTATATGTTAAAACCAGCAGTAACAATCGCATGATAAATTGCAACTGTTATAGTTCCTATGATTGCTAACGCACCAAATCTTGTAAGTAATCCAACGATTAACAACCAACTACCATATATCTCAGAGTAAGCTGCAATGTATGAAGAGAATATTGGAAATGGTAATCCAATAGGTCTTACAAATGCGTCTGCAAAATTTTCTATATCTGCTAATTTTTCATATCCATGATGTATTAACATAGTTCCTATCGATATTCTTAAGATCAATAGACCAAACGATTTAATCATTTAAATTCACACTCCAACATTATTTCCGTAAGTGCAGCAAGGAGATTAATCTCTTGATCTGCGACAAAGGCGATTTGATATTGATATCTAGCAATGATAAGAACTGCGGCAGGGATACTGGCATTCTTGAGAGAACTATAAAGAGAGTCGTATATACGACGTAAAAGTATAGCAGGATCATTATCTAAATTATCGACACACCATTTACGAACAGCGGGAAAGTTCTTTTCTTTAAGATTCTTTGTAAGATCGTTAATTGATACATCAGAGAATGTTGCTAGAATACCTGTATCTATTCTACCACTTGCAGAGTATCTTTGGCATTCATTTAAAACTCTTCTCCAATCAGGAAAGTGTTTGT